TAAGCGTAGAGAATACCGCGCTACCGCGCCACGGGTTCGTTTCGCCGGTCTTGTACCACGTCGTATCTGCACTGCGCCACTTGGTCGTGTTCGGCAGACAATCACGGCTGCAAAACAGGAGGTGCGGCACACTCACGGGCGTATCGCCGTAGTTCATGTAGGTGTTGATGCCCGCAACCTCCAGCTTGACGGCGGCATTGGAGAGCGTCTTGGTCGTGTTCTCGCCGCAATCGGTGTAGTTGCCATTGAGCGTCACGGGCCAGTAGTCGCCGATGTGGATGCGGCTGAAATCGCCTGCAGCAACCGCGTTGCGAAGCTCCTGCGCGCTGGCGAAGATCGTGGACAGGTCGCGGCCCTCGTAGGCGTAGTTCTGCGGGGGGATGCTGGCGATGGGGTAATAGCCGCCCTCGCTGGTCAGCAGCACGCTTTCACAGGGAATCTTGCGGCCGTTCGTCGCGTCCGTCGCATAGGCGTGAATGACGCGCGTGCCGGTAGCGTACATCTCCTTGAGATTGTCCGGCGTCAGCGCATAAAACGCCGCCACCGTGGTGGTTACGTCGTGCGCGCCCATCTGCGCGTCGATCTGCTCAAATCCCGCTTTGATCGCCTCAAGGTTGGCGTTCATCGGGATATGCCAGTTCATCGTGCCTTTCTCGATAGGCTGGATATCAGGGATCATGGATCAGTCCTCCTTTTGTTTTTTGCCCAAAAGAGCGTCAATGAACGACGAGCGTAAGGCTCGTTTCATCGTCGGGGTTCTCCGTGGTCAGCGAGAAGGTGCGCTCGCCGATCTTGGCTGCCTGCGTATACGCGGAATACTGGCGCGGGACGATGACGCGCACAGTTCCCTCGTCAAACGTAAATGCTGCATCAATCGTACTCATGCCCGTGCCGCCAGCAGGCGTCTCGCCATAGCCGCCAATGCCGTATCCATAGCCGCCAGAAAGCAGCGTCAGGCGCGGATAAAGCTCGTCCGTGATGCCGGAAAGGTCAATCGTGCAAATCTCAACCACAGGCAGGCGGGCGTCATTGTTGATGATGCCCTGCTCCATGTGATTGAGGTTGGCAGCGCTCAGCGGCGTGCCCTGCTGCCAGATCATGCCCTCCTCAGGAACAAGCAGAATCGTGCCGTCCTCGTTGTGGATGGGCCGGTATGTGCGCGGTTTTTCGACCGCGTGATCCTTCCAGTTGATCGGCTCGTAGGGCTGAATGACAATGGGATCCAAATGTATTCCTCCTTTTTACAAGACTTCTTCAATCCTGAAATAGAATCGGTAATAAATACCGCCAAGACCAAGATCGCGGGTGATCTTCTCCGGCTTCGCGGCAAGGAGAACGTCGTTTGCGTCATAAAGACGTACCTCCGTCACCACTTCACCGCTGCCCAGTGCGCCACCGATGACAAATTCAACAGAAACGCGGCCATCCTCAAGGATAGCCGCCTTTTCAATCGGTGCAGTCTCGATCATGCTGCCCACGGTATAGCCCGCATAGGCGATTCTGTTCATCAGGTGGATGCGAAGATCATCCAGAACGGTTTTTTCAAGCATCGCTGTTTTCTCCTTCCGTTATGCTTCAGGCCATTGTCCGGCAAGCATTTCTCCGCACAGCGGAAAGCGCACGCGGGCAACGACTTCGCCGACGCCCTTAACTTGGATGTCGGCGCCGCTGCCCACGCTCATGTCGTCCATGACGCTGCGCACATTTTTTGCCTGTGCAATCGCGCCATGCGCCCAATCCAGCTTTTCGCGGGTCAGCTCACCGCTGACCCATACGCGGAAGTGATACGGTTCGCCGTTATACTGCCAGCTTTCCTCAACCAAAACCTGATCGAAATAGCCCTCAAGGAAATTGTAAATGGCCTGCGGCGTGCCATAGGAGGAGAAAAGCGGTGTGGCGTCTTTGATCCAGCGGCGCTTTGCTTCGATGTCCGCCTGATAGTCATACAGGCAGCCAAGCTCCCAAGCCAATTCATCCAGCCGCCATTCGGGCATTTTCTCCACGTTTTGCAGACAGTCAAGTCCTTCTTGCGCGCGTGCAAGAAAGTATTTCAGTCCCGCTTCAATCGCCTTGGCAATGGCATATCCGTTCTTGTCGTTCCTCAGAAATTCCGGGACAAGCTGCGCGATGTCAAACGGGATCATGCGTTCATCACCGCCAGACTGATGGTGCCGCTGCAATGCTCGCTTTCGCCGATGGTGCTGTATGTGACGCCGCCGCCGTTGAAGTTGCTTCCTTCGCCCCATATCACGCGGATAGCGCCCGCCTGATACAGCATGGCCATCAGCTTGTCCGGGTTAAATGCCCGGCCGATGGTTTCATTCTGCCAGATCGTGTATTCCTTGACGGCGGCCGCAATCGCTTCGGAAATGTTGCTTCCCGCGCTCGTTGCGTACTGGACGTTGAGCATATAGGGAATGGGCGTCGCACGCGCCACGGTCACATGATCCGTCAGCGGGCGTGTGTCCACGCCGTTAAGGCGTCTGTCCACAGCCTCAAGGATGCCGTCCGCGCCGTCATCGCTGGCAAGCAGCAGATAGACGCCCACATTGCCCGCGCCAAGGTTGATGGCGCGCGCGTCGAGGATTTCGCTGGTGACATCCATTGCCACGCCCTCATATTGGACGGTCGGGCCGGTCGTCACCGTGGACAGGCCAAATCTGCGGATCCTCTCGCGGTAGGTTTCGTCATCCTCTGCATCCTGCCCGCCGCTGGCGTTGATCGTGCAGATCGTGCTGAGTACGGCGCTTTGCGGTGTAAGGAATTGCATCGGCATCCCGTTGAGAAGCCCGTTGCCCAGAGCGCCCGCCTGCTCGCAGACGATGTTTGCATCAACCACCTGTGCATAGCCGGTCTGCGCAATATCCTCCTCCAGCAGAAACAGCACTTCGCCGTCAGCTGTAAGCGCCGTGCCCGCGCGCAGCGTCTTGGCAATGCCTGTCTGCCGGAAGGTGATCTGTACGGCGGCTCGCGCCGGCAGCGCCTTGAGGCGTGCGCAGTTGCGCTTCTCGCCGTACAGGTCAAGGTAATCGCGCACGGCATAGCGCAGCGTATCCATGCGCAGCGCATTGTCAATGCCAGCAAATGCCTGAACGAACATCTGCTGCACGCCGCGAAGGAAGATTTCTTTCTCGTCGCCAGGATAAAGGACGTCGCCGCCCGCCCCGATATACGCGAGAATCATGTCCATCCACACGGCTTCAGGATCATACGACAGATAGTGAATCTCATTGTCCATGTGCGTCACCTCAGTTCTCAAGCTGCGTTTCAATCACGCAGCGGATGATAGTTCTTCCGTTCCTGTCGCGCTCAATCGTGCCGCTTTCCACTTCGACGTCAGGCTCCCACAGCATCACGCGGTCAAGCTCCGGCATAAGCTGTGCCTGCGCCTCCGCAATCGGCAGATCATACAGCGCAGGATCAAGCCCGCGCTGCCGGTCAAAAGGCACTTCGCCTTTTTTGCACATCAGCAGATTCTTGGCGTTTTGCAGCGTCCGGCGAAGGAGGCTGCTGGAACACTCAAAATCAATCGGCTCCGGCAGATTGGTGATTTCATATAGCGCCATGTGCCGCCTCCTTTACTTTTTCTTCGTTACAGATGACGTTGCTTTCTTAATCGCAGACGAAATCGACGATACGACTTTGGATGCAGCAGAGGATACGGATTTTACCGTAGATACGAACGAAGAAACGGTTTTAACAGCGTTTGACGCGGCTTTGGTCGCCTGAGATACGGAAGGTGCGGCCATGGAAACAACGTCAACGTCGCTGCTGGTTGTTTTTTTGGTCGAACTGCTCTTTGTGCTCGTCTTTTTGCTGGAAGATGATCCTCCTGACGAGCCGCCAGATGAGCCGCCGCCCGAAGAAGCCGGGGCAGCAGACGGCCCGGCGTATACCGTGCTTTGCTTGAGCTTGAGTTTTACTTCGCAATGCGTCCACACGCCCTGAGGATTGATTTCAATCTCGCCGATAGATGCCTCCACCATCATAAAGCTACACGGAAACAGCTTCGCGCTGCCTGCGTAGAAGTATCCGCTGGTTGAGCAGCGCGCCGCCTCCGTCATCTTGGTCGCCATGCTCTGCACGCTCACGCCCAGCCGCGCATCGAGGATGGCTTTCATCTCGATCTCATACGGCTTTCCGTTCTTGCGCTTGACGTATTTTTCGCCTCCGCTTTCCGTGTCCTCGGTTTCGCAGCTGCCGGTGATTTCGATGTCCTCCACACCGTTGATACTCGTACCGCCAAGAGCAAAGGAAATGTCATTCCATGCAACGATTTGCGCCATGCTCAATCACTCCTTCCACGGCGGCGCGACGGGCAATTCCGCCTGATCCTGCGGAAGAACGGCAATCGACGGAAGATAAAGTTCCTCATCGCCCGAAAATACGCTTCTGGTCGCGTATTCAGGATTGGCGCAAAGCAGTTCGGCGGCATGGTTCTCGTCTCCGTATACATCGCGCGCCACGCTGTCAAACGTTTCTCCTGCGGAACAGGTGTAAATGAATCCGCTCATTTCCATCATCAGGCGTACACCTCCGCATCATCCCGCATGTTCATTTCATCCATCATCGACCTCATCATGGCCATCAGCCGGTTCTTGTCGCTGGCGAGCACGCGCTCCACGCCGTCCGCGTTGCCCGCGTTGATCGTGGGCGCATACGTCAGATTGACCGTCTTGCTGCCCGGCGTTCCGTTCAGGCCGCCGTTGCGGCTGATAAGATCGTCCCATGTGAAGCCACTGGCCTTTCTCGCTTGGTCAAGCAAACTCGCCGTGCGGTCACTGTGTTCTTCAGGAATCGCCCATTCCGGGCCAGCTTCGCCAAAGATCGATGCTTCCGTTGCGCGTCCACCCTCTGCAAAGAATTTGCTGAGTAGTCCGCTCGTTGATTTTTTGCTCGAAGAACTGCTTTTGCTGGACGAACTGCCGCCAAGACTGGACAATCCGCTGGCATTGACTTTTACGCTGATTCTCATGCCGTCGCATGCTTCAATCGCTGCGCGCAGGGCAGAAGTATCGCCGTCCACGTTGGCAACCAGATCGCGCCTGTCCTGCTCGTCAATCGCAGATTCAAGCGCGTCAGTATCGCCGTCCACATAGGAAATCAGGTCGATTCCGTCCTGCTCGCTGATCGCAGATTCAAGCTCCGTCGTGTCGCCGCTGACCGTCGCCTCAAGCTCGGCGCTTTCTCCGCCCATCATGGCGTCAAGTTCGCTGTCGTCAACAATCGGCTTGACGGTGATGTTGAGCGCGGAATCCAGCATGTCGGATACTTTACCGCCCTGAAGATACGGCTCCATGATGCCAGACAGTTTGCTTCCAAGGCCCGTCCAACCATGCTCTCCCTGCCAAAGTTCAGCGAGCTGATCTTCCATTTCCTCGGCAGAGACGCCGGTGGGAAGGTATTTGGAGAAATCCTTGTTTCCAAAGTCCCAGACGCCGTTATCAAAGACAGGGGTTTCGTTTTCCCAAAGTGCATTGAGAAAATCCCATGCCTGCCCGTGGTCGCTTTTCGACATCGCAGCGCTGAATGCTTCATAGCTGAGATTGCCAAACTTTTCCTCGATGCTCTTTTTTGATGCTTCAAACTCATAAAGCAACTGCTCGTCGAGGTTCGCCCACTCCGTTTCAAGCTCCCGGCGCTGCGCGTCAGAGGTTGCCTGCGCATATTCGTGTTCCCACGACTCGCGCAGCTGTCCCCATTGGCTGAAATACAATTCTTCCGCAGCGGCAAGCTGTTCTTCCTGCTTTGCGGCATTCTCCTCAAGGTATCCTTCCAAGGATTCCCAGCTGATAGCCTGCGCCTTGCGAAGCTGAGATAGGTAATCCTGACGATCCATCCGGGACGCAATTTCGGCCTGAATCTGGTTCAGGCGGTCAAGGCTCGCGTCAATCGCCGCCTGCTCCTGCGCGTTCAGTTCTCCGTCCATCAGGGCGGCAACCATAGACGCGCGCATTTGTGCGCCGATGTTCTCCGCTTCCGCATAAAGGTCGTCAAACCGTCCGTTCGTCCAATCCGTCGCGTCCTCAAGCGCCTTGGCCTCGTCCGTTCCATCTTCAGCATCGCCAAACAGGATGTCAAGGAAAGACAGACTTTCGTCGCGCGCCGCATTGATGCCGTCCAGCATCGCCTTGCCGATGTCATTGCCAAGGCCAAGAATATTGGCCTTTTCCTCGTCGGACAGGACATGCCCCGTCAGGCTTGCCGCCAGAAGGTTTTCTTCCAGCGTAGAGGAAAGCGTGACATAGTTCGCCTGCGCCGTCGCCAGCGCTTCGGCATACTGCGCAACGGCGCTGTTTTCGACGTTGAATTTGGTTTCGATGCTGTCAACATAACCGCCCAGCTTTTCGATGTCCAACTCAAGGTTGCCGAATGTGCTTTCAAGATCAAGCTCTGAGAGCTTGGATGCATATCCGACAAACGATCCGAGAGCGATAGAGGCAATTACAATGCCGCCGCCAAGCGGGCCGAGCGCGGATGCGAGCTTGATTGCGCCGCCTACTGCCGTAAGCGCCGGGCCGGTTGCTGCAAGGCCCGTCATCGCGCCTACAAGTCCGGCAAGCGCTTCTTCCGGCATTTCGTTGCCATAATCAACGACTTCTCCGAAGAATCCAAGAATATCTTCTTTGGCCGGCGCAAGCGTCTCGCCAACTCTACGGCTGAACTCCTCCTGCTTGCTTTCAAATTCCTTTTCAGCGCCCATCAGGCCGCTGGTCTGGATTTCAGCGATTCTCTCGGCATAACCGTCGCTGCCGAGGATTTTCTCATACAGGCCATCGTAGTTGTTTGCCGCCGCTTCCAGCAGGCCGAGCGCGCCCGTGATTGTGCGCGTGGGGAAGATTGCGGAAAGCACCGCGTTCTTGTCCACTTCGCTCATACCGCTGACGGCTCCATACAGATCCTTGTACGTCTCAAGGAACGGCTTGAGATTGCCGTTGCTGTCATACGCGGAGAATCCTGTCTGCGCAAGCAGTTCGTTCGCTTTCTCAAGCGCATCGCTGTCCGCTGCCGTGGCAAGGCGCTCCGCTTCCGTTACGCCAAGCTCCGCCATGACCTTGCTGGCCTTTTCGGTCGGCGCAATCAGGCGGATCATGGAGTTTCTCAGCAGCGTGCCAGCATCAGAGCCAACCGTACCCATGTCAGCCAGTACGGCGAGCATGGTAAACATCTCTGCTGTACTGTCATTGAAGCTCGCCGTCTTGCCCATGCGCAGGATCGCTTCGCCAAGCTCGCCAATGTTGGTTGCGCCGCTGTTGGCAGCCATTGCCCACTGGTCAATCAGCATGTCGCCATCTTCAAACTCCGTGCCTGTCGCATTGAGCGCCTTGATGACGTAATTCATGCTGTCCGCAAGCGAGAGATTTCCGGCTTGCGCAAGCAGCATTGCTTGCGGGATGCCCTCTGCCATCTCCTCATACGTCCAGCCGGCGTGCGCAGCCTCGGAAATAGCCTTTGCAACGTCATGCGTGTCAAATATGGTTGATGCAGCCCATTCCTGCGCATGTCCATGCAGGCGCTGCATTACGCTTTCAAGCTGCGTTTCGCTTTCGTACTGTGCCGTCAGCGCACCCTTGGCCTCCAGCATGTACGTTTCGTAGTTTTTGTAGGTTTCAAGGGATTCTTTTTCGTAACCCCGCACCTTGCTGCCGATCTGGTCAAGCAATTCGCCCATTAGCGAAAGCTCTGCGCCCAGCTTGTAAAAATCGGAGTTGATTTGTCCACTGAGAATGATGTTCAGCAGCATGGATTTCTGAGACAAAGTATCACCGTCCTTTGCTTGGTCGGCGGCGGTTATTCATTCATGGATGCGATGATTTTTCCGCTGCCGTCATCAAACAGAAAAAAATAAACGCGGTCTCCCGCGTTAAACTGTTGGGCATTGATTGTCTCAATGGGCGGCGTCAAAAGACCATGACGGTCATAGGACTGCACGATGTATTTTCCATCGGTTTCCTGTGTGATGACGCCGCGTTCTATTTTGGCTCCATAAGAGTTGTTTTCCTGATTCATACGTCGCTCCTATATGGTCAGCACACGAAGCAGCTTCGCCGTGCTTTGCCCGTTATGCAGGTCGTGTTCCACTTCATCGACCAGCCATTGCCCGTTTGCATCTGTGTTGCCCTCCACGTCTACGCGGATCATGCTCGTCATGCCCGCATCAAAGGTAGTGCTGATGTTCAGGCGCTCCGCTTCCCGGTTGTGCATCATAAGCAATCCGCGCGCAAAGCGCATGGCCTGCGCCGTGTTGCGCGCCGGAAGGTTCGTCAGTACGGGATGGTTATTTCCGCCTGCGGTGGCGTCAAAAGCCGTCGCCTGCGCATAGGGTGTGGATACCGTGATGCCGGAATACTTGATGTTTTCCCGCTTGGTGTAGGTCACGCCCTTTTGGTCGGTCGTGATACGCAGATTGCGGCTTGGCTCAAGCGCCTGCGCATATTCAACGGAAATGGCCCTGAACGCCCCGTTGAACGCTTTAATGACAGCCCCTTCCCATTTACCAAGGCGGTCAAGAAAGGCGGCGCAGCCCTCATTTCTCCGCAAAAGAAAGGGGTATGTGAGGGCCGCGTCGATGCCGTAAAGTCTCGCTTCAAGGCCGCACTCTGCCGCAAGATGGCGCACGATGGTTTCAAGCGACTTGTTTTCAAAGGATCCCCATGTCTTGCGCCGCGCCGCGCTGGGCAGGCTTGTGGCAAGAATCCTGAATGTATCGCGCTCCGGGTACACGGCGTTCAGATAGAGATCGCCGGTGTCATACCCATTGTGCGTAATTCTGATTGTGTCGTCGGTTTTCGCTCCCCAGCGATACCATGCGGCGGCATGATCCATTTCAATTTCAAGGGAATCTGCGCGCCCGTGGGATACGTCTCTGTGGACGCAGCGCGTGATGTTCACGCTTCCCGTGATGTCCACGCCCTCATAGTAAAGGTTCATGCCGCACGCTCCTTAATCATGGTCTCGTCCTCTTCCCAAAACGCTGCTAATCGCCTTTCTGAAATCCAGAAACAGCGATAGGCTCATTTGCAGATAGTCATTTACGCCGCTGTGTGTGGCGATGGCTGCATCTGCAATCAGCTCGAAATACGAGTGTTTGCCGCCCGGGAAGAATAGTTGAAAAAACTCGCCGAAATTTGCGCCGCCTTGATCGCATCCTCGATGCCCATGCGATGACGGATATCCTCGGTGTCGATGTCCGGCGTCATCTTTGCAGCGGCAGCGGCAAACAGTTCAATCGCCTGCGTCTGCGTCAGCCGGAAAGCATTGGCCTTTCCACTTTCATCCCTGTCAAGCGCCTGCGCAAATTCCCAGCCGGTCAGTTTGGTAAAGTCAAAGTGCAGCACAGCAATGTCCTTGCCGCTTGCGCGGATCGGGGTCGCAAGTTTCATTTCTCCCTTGGACACCATACGGGCAAGCTCCGCTGCCGTGAACTTCGGCCTTTCCTGCTTCTTGGCGGCGGCCTCGTTCTTCTCCGGGGATACGGTTTCGACGGTCTGGTTTTCCTGATTCATGTTGATTCTCCTTATGATACTGATGAAAAAGAAAAAGGGAAATGCGCGAGCGTTCGCGCATTTCCCTTCGGGTTAGTTCAGAAGATTCTGAATCTCGCTGGCGTAGTCCTTGCCGTTGAACTTGAGGATGCCAGCCATCACATCAATCAGCGTCTTGGTGTCGCCGTTGACAATCTCCTCAAAGCGCAGGATGGAATAGGTGTCGGTCGTAGACATCGGGTTATCGTTTTCGACATTGCCCTTGGTCGTCTTTTTATGCACCGCAATAAAGCGGTACTTGACGCTCTCCGGCGCGATTTCGCCCTTCGGAACGTCGTATACCTGACGGGCAATGCGCAGTTCGATGTTGTGCTTGCCCGGCGCAGTCAGCAGATGGCTGTTGACACCCTTATTGTGGTTGATGGTCAGCTCCATCGCATTGATGCGTGCCATGTTGGGCATGCTCACGTCGCCGACCATGCCAGCGCTCTTGATATCGGAAGTCGGATGCTCGATGTCCGGCAGGCTGACAGAGGTAATGTCCTCGACAACGTTCTCATTGTCAATCAGGCGATGATCGACGACGTTGTTAAAAACCTTCTTAGGCATGTGCTTTCACTCCTTCCTTACGCCACAGCGGATTCATAGGCCGCAAAGTAAGTCGTATAGCCGTCATCAACCCAGTTGACGATAGCGGTCAGACTCTTGGCAAGCGGCGTGGTCGTCACATTGAACGTGAACACATAGTCACCGTTGAGCATGTCGCTGCGGGCGATCTCGTCAGCGTTCAGGCTGGCAACGCCATAGGTCAGCGCGCCGATCTTCACCAGCGCGTCAAGTCGTGCCTGCTCGTCAGCGACGATGCTCGAAACGTCATTCGCGCTCAGCGGCTTGTCAACGTCATAATGGCGGCGATGCTGGAAATCATTGCTGATGTAGTACAGCATCATGCGCGTGGTTTCGCTCACGTTGACCTCGTTCTTGTTCTCGCTGTCGTAGTCGGCGGCGTGCGCGCCCCACATCGCCCAGCGACCGCCGATATAGGCGGCAGAAGAAATGCCATTGCGGCACAGCTTCTTGTTAATCATCTCGTCATCATAGACGCGGCCCTTGTTTTCCTCACCAAGCCACAGGTTGCCGATCACCGGCGCGGCGGTGTTGCTCGCGGTGTGGTACGGGA